ACATATTGGTTTTCATAACAACGGATGGCGGCACAATTTGGCACGGCATGGTCGGAAGTGCGGATAGTAAGTAATGCCTAATATAAAAAGAGGAATGATGGGTGCTGCTGGTGGAGCAGTATCCGATCCATTCACCGAGACTGGAGGAGAGATATGGGGATGGGGGAAAAACTCCGGCGGCGGTGCTCTCGGGGATGGAACTGAAACTGATAGGTCTTCGCCTGTTCAGGTTGGAGATCAAGATGATTGGATATTTGCTGGTGGTCAAAAAGATGCTGGTTGTGGAGTAAAAGATGACGGTACGTTGTGGGTATGGGGCTATAATGCCAGTGGTGTGTTGGGATTAGACGATACGACTAGTAGATGTTCGCCCACCCAAGTTGGTGCTCTGGCTGATTGGTTTTATGTTGATGGCGGTCAATCCCATTTTATTGGCATCAAACATGATGGTACATTATGGTCATGGGGCGCCAACGGTGAAGGGCAGTTGGGATTAGGGGATACCACTAAAAGATGTTCCCCCGTTCAGGTCGGATCGTTAACAGATTGGAAAGGGAACACAACTGCCGAATTACTGGCAGGGTATCCTATGAAATTAGGTGTCGGATACACAACATCTTTTGTTATTAAAGATGATGGAACCCTTTGGGGGTTTGGACAGGGCGGCAGTGGCATGGGCGGCTGGGGAGACACGGCCAATAAATCTTCCCCCGTTCAAATTGGTTCGTTAACTAATTGGAAAAGTATAACTAAGACTGGGCCTGATTCCGTTTTGGCTACGAAAACTGATGGCACTCTATGGTCATGGGGGAATGGCACTGACGGTCCTCTTGGGCATGGAAATGAAACTTCTTTATCTTCCCCTGTTCAAATTGGGTCCCTTACGACATGGGCAAGAGTAGCATCGGGATCGCCGCAAGCCTCGTATGGAATAAAAACTGATGGTACACTATGGTCGTGGGGAAAGGATTATTACGGCTCTCTTGGGCACAGCAATACAACGAACTACTCTTCTCCCGTTCAGGTTGGCTCGTTAACGGATTGGAGGCACGTCCAAGGAGGATTTGCTATGTCTGTATTCGTTAAAACAAATGGTACGTTGTGGACCGTTGGCGCAGGGGCAGGCACTTACGGTCAATTAGGCAACAACCAAAGTTCGACTAACGAATCTTCCCCTATTCAAATCGGTTCAGCAACAGACTGGGGTCCGATCCTTACGAGTTCTCATGGTTACACGCGCCGACTACAAAGAGCAGTTACGGGATGACCCTTTTAGACAAACAACTTGACGCTGGTATTCACGGGGATTTTGACCAAGGCTGGTTGATTGCCCAACAGCTTCAGAAAGAAACTCCAACCTGTCAACGTGCAGCTTTTAATCGTGGCTGGTATTTATTGCGTCAGGGTAAATTGCTAGAGGGACATAAACTTTTAGACCAAGGCCGGTTTCAGGATGTATTTGGAAACAGGCACATAGGCTCTAAGAAACCAATCTGGAATGGAGAAGAAGGAACTATTTTATTAAATCTGGAAGGTGGGCTTGGTGACCAGATTAAAAGTTATCGGTTTGCTTTTGATTTAAAAGAACGTGGGAACCGTGTAGTAGTTTGTTGTTCCCCTGAGTTAGCTCCAATCTTTGCAGAGGAGTTTCCAGTAGTAGAACACAATGCTGCTTGTAGTGTTTACCATGATTATTGGCTTCCTTCGATGTCGGCTGTAGTTCCTTTAGGATATGAGTATGAAGATTTAAAAGGAAAACCTTATATTGATCGTACTGCTGATCCAGTGCCGGGGCGTATAGGAGTAAGGTGGAGCGGCAACCCTAAGTTTGAACATGAGCAGCACAGGTTCTTTCCTGCTGATTTAATGTTTGATGCTGTTAAAGGATATAATTGTGTTTCACTGCAACGGGATAAAGATGCAGAACTAAAACCAGAATGGATAGAACAAGCTCCGTTAGATGATTGGCAAACTACTAGGAAGTCGATTAGTCAGTGCGAATTAGTAGTAACTTCCTGCACTAGTATTGCTCATTTATCAGCAGCAATGGGAATTAAAACATGGATTGTAGTTCCTGTATTATCGTATTACCTGTGGGCGCTTCCGGGAGAAGTAACACCTTATTATGATAGTGTTACACTATTCAGACAAGAGAAGTATGGTGATTGGTACGCACCATTTAAAAGTATTAAGGAGAAATTAAAATGTTGTATGCACACGTTGAAAATGGCAGCATAACTTACCGAGGAACGCTTCCTAGAACTTGGCGCAGTATCTCCGGTTTGAACTTATCTGCAAATGACACCGAATATCTTAAAACATTAGGGTGGCTTCCTTATATAGAAGTTCCTGTTGAGATTGGTGTGGATGAAACGCCGGATGGTGAAGATACAGTAATTACTGAAACACAAGTCATTGCAACAGCAAAGAAACGTGCTATGACAGACGAGGAAAAAACTAACCGAAATAATAGCAATGCAGAAAATGAAATCTTTCGTCTTGAAGAGTTAGAAACCCCCCAACGATTAGCTGAAGCACTTCCTGATGAAAGTGGCGGAACAGCAGAGGGTAGAGCATGGTTTAAAGCTAACCGTGGAAAAATTGCCGTAGAGCGGGCTAAATTGGCCTAGCATGTTTGTTTTAAATAAAACTACTACAATTCCTCGCTTGGAGAACAAGCTGAAAGGTAAATAAATATGAATAAATTTATAATATCTATAGCATTTGTTATTTCTATGTGTATAGCAACATCGAGTTTTGCTAACCCTGAAAAAAATGGAATTATACCAAAACAAGAACATGTAGAGATGTTATATCCAACTGTTCTTGTTAGAGTTGGAAATGGTGCAGGTTCAGGAACAGTAATATATTCTGAATTAAATGAGGAAAAGGAATATCGAAGTTTTGTTTTAACTAATTGGCATGTTATAAAAGGCAATGTCATTCTTAAAAATGAATGGAACCCAGAGAAAAAAGAGCGTATAGATACTGAAACACGAAGACCTGTTAATGTTGATTTGTGGGAATATAATAATTATTCTACTTCTGTAGGAACTATTGGTAGAATAGCTAAGATTGTCGCTTATGATAAAGGCAGAGATTTAGCTCTTTTACAAATTGAAGATACAGAAAGGCAGATGCCTTATGTAGCAACGCTGTATCCAGAAGAGGTTGATGAAGGACCGTGGATATTTCAAACTGTATATGCAGTCGGATCAGGTATGGGAAAACCCCCGTTTCCAACTACAGGACTCTTGGCGGGCTATTCTAGGGATCAAGATGGTAGAGCCTTATACCTTGCATCAGCGCCCATTATATTTGGCAACTCAGGAGGCTCCTTATATGTTTATAGTTCTAGAGATACTTATGAATTAATCGGAGTGCCTTCAATGGTATCTGCCTATGGATGGGGAAATGTAATTACACATATGGCATGGTCACGACCAATTAGTGAAATTAGAGTTTTCTTGCGAGATAATAGGTATGGATTTATACTTGGAGATGAGCCTGAAATAGCAGAAGAGGAAGAAGAAAAAGAAGAAGATAAATAAGTATAGCACTTGGAGAACATTTTTTGGGAAATATAATATGGCAACAAAAGACATAAATTCACAAACTATTATTGAGGTGTTAATAGAGCAACGAAATGACACTCTAAATAGGCTTGTTCGTTGTACTGCACTTAATATAGAACTTGAAAAAGAAATAGGTATACTTCAACGTGCTAATGAAACTACCAATGAGCAGGAAGTAGAAATAAAGGAATAAACAACATGGCTGTAGGATACGATCAACAAGGATTAGCACAGAGAGCCGCACAGTTAGGCTATCAAGGAGACATGACAAATTTTCCTGCATACCTACAACAAAATGCAAGGTTAGCAATGGGGGCTCTTAAAGAACAAAATCAAAGCATAGATACTACACCACAATTTCAAACTGGTGGTCTAGCTGCTCCACAAGTTGTTTATCCTCCGGGACAAAATCCAAACCAACAGCAATCACCATTTTTATCACAACCCGATCCACCAGCAGATGTAATTGCAAGTGGTAATTGGAAAGAATGGGTGACAGAAAATTGGGTTCCTAATCCTGACTATACACCGGGTGCTCAACCAGCAGTTGGTGTTACTCCTCCCACTCCTCCTACACCCCCTTCAATTGGTGAAATTACTGGACGAAGGGTTTTAACTCCTCAACTTCCCTATGGTACACAATTTCAAGCTGCAGTAACTCCATTTGAACAAGCACAGAATATTGCTGCAACTACAGGACAAGTAGGTGCAGATTTAACTATTGCTGAAGCTGCTCAAGTTCCTATTTCACAAACTGAAATACCTACAACTGCACCACAAGCTGTTCAAGTAGCTGCAGAGGCAGCAACACCTGCTGTACAACAAGCTGCTATACAGGCAGCACAAATAGGTGCTCCTACACAAACTATAGAAGCTGCACAACAGGCTCAAACACAAATAGCTAATCTACAAGCTGCTCAACAGGAACAAGCTATTCAAGTTCAAGCCCCTGCTGACAGAGCACTACAAGCAGCAGAACAAATTTCCGGTCC